TGTTTTTGTCGGTAGATTTTCAGGTAGAGTAGCAGATACAGGTGGTTATAATACTTGTCTAGGCACTTCAAGTGGTCTGTCTTTGGCTGGTGCTGGTAACAATAATGTTTTTGTCGGTGTAGAGGCGGGTAGACCTGCAACAACTGGTGATAATAATGTTGCTGTTGGTTCAGAAGCACTAGGTGGTTCAGCAGGTGCTACTACCGAAGGTAATAATATTGCAATTGGTGCTAATTCTATGAAAAGTGCTAATCTAAGTGGAGCTGAATTTAACGTAGCGGTAGGTGGCAACACACTTGATGCTATAACGTCAGGCGATAACAACGTAGCTATTGGTGATAATGCTGGAAGTGCTTTAACTACAAGTGGAGAGAATGTAATTATCGGTTCTTATGCAGTTGGCACTGGTGTTTTAACTGGTGCACAAAATGTTGTCATAGGTCGTTTAGCTGGTCAAGATTTAACTTCCGCAAGCAAAAGTACAATAGTAGGTTGGAGTGCTGCTAAAGAAGCAACTACTGCCGCTGAAAATACATATATTGGATATTTAGCCGCTGGTACAGGAGTAGGAACTTCTGCTTACAATGTTGCTATTGGTAATCTTACGGCACAAGCCGCAACTAGTATGAGTGAATCAATTATGATTGGGCACAGTGCAGGAAATGATAATACAACAGGTAGTAATATTATTGCCATAGGTTATCAAGCATATGATGCTGCTGATACTGAAAACCACAATATGGCTATTGGAACAGGGGCACTAGGTGGTGCAATCAATGGTGGTGAACAAAATGTTGCTGTAGGTAACTACTCACTCGATGCTTTGACTTCGGCTGATAAAAATACGGCTTTGGGAATGAGTGCTGGCGGAGCAACCACTACTGGTGGTGAGAACACTTATGTGGGTTTTCAAGCTGGTAATCTTAATGTAGATGGTGCACAAAATACTATTATAGGTAATAATTCAAATGCTACTGCTACAAATTCTGGACAAGCTCAAGGGCTTGGTGCAGATTTAGCTTGTGCGGCTGAGTTTACAACTCTTGGTCGTGGTACAAATGATATAAGAGCCGCAAATGGTAATGTAACTTGGGCTACTGTATCTGATAAAAGATTTAAAAAGAACATTGAAACCTCAGATGCTGGACTAGCAGTTATCAATGATCTTAGACCAGTAACTTATAACTGGAAAACTAAAGGTGAAGTTCCTGAATGGTCAAGAGCCTATGAACAAGGTTCTGATGAGCAATATCGAAATTCTAAACTTAATCACGGATTTATAGCACAAGAAATAAAAGCTGTAATTGATTCACACTCTGAATTAAAAGATGGTTTTAGTATGTGGTATGAAAGAGAAGATGGGCAACAAGAAGTCGGTGAAACAGCTATTGTGCCTATATTAGTAAAAGCCGTACAAGAGTTGTCGGCTACCGTTACAACTCTACAACAAGAAATAAACACTCTAAAAGGAGAATAATATGACACACGCAAGTGATGCTACTAAAGCATGGGTAAAAGCAATCCCTAAAAAAAATGCTGATGGGCATGTAATGGAATGGTCTGTTGAATATAAATATACTAAGACTACTCATCCACATACCTTTAGTGGTAATGTTAAAATAGACACACCATCTAAAGCCCCTAGTGGTTACACTAAGGCTGAGATACTAGCTCTATTTGACGTAGCCCATTGGGACGATATGTACAATAAAAAGTACACCGTATGGACTGCTGATGCAGTAGTAGAAACTACTGATGGTTCTTTTGATGTTTCGACATTAAACGACAGCTAAAAGGAATAAACTATGGCTCTAGGTTTTGCATCATTTGGTGATTTAAGTTTTGGAGCCGCTGGAGATACCGAAAATTATGTTTTGGTTACCGGCAATGCGTTAACAGCTAGTGCTGGTAATACAACTATTAAAGGTTTTGTTGATGTAGGTGTAACAGGTAGTGCGGTTACTTCAGCAAGTGGCTCGGCAACAATAGCTGCTGGAGCAGTATTCACTGTTACTGGTAGTTCAGTTACAGTTTCTGCAGGTGATACTACTGAAGTTGCTAAAGCGGTAGTAGTTTTAACTGGCAGTGGTTTAACCGCATCGGTTGGTCAAGTTATTGGCCGTGGTGGTTCGATCAATAGCGGTGGCACTAATACTGTAACCGCAGGTTCTGGTAGTGTAACTATTGTAGCAAAAGCAAAATTTGGAGTAACTGGTTCTGGTATGACTATAACCACTACAAGTGCTGGGGTTATTACGTGGAACGATATAATACCGGGCGCAACTAACACATGGACAGAAATAGCAGCATAGGATATAATTAATTATGGCATCATCATTCTCAACATCATTAAAACTAGAAAAAATGACTACTGGCGAAAAGGCTGGTCTTTGGGGTACAGTTACTAATACTAATTTAGATTTAGTCGAACAAGCCGTTGGTGGTTTTGTCGCTTTAAGTTTAGCTTCTGGCAATCAAACGGTTGCTATTAGTAATGGCGCAGCTTCAGATGGTCGTAATAAAGTTATTAAATTAACAGGTAGCTTAACCGCTAATAGAAGTTTAATCTTTCCAGATTCAACAGAAAAAACTTACATAGTTATAGATGCTACTACTCGAACTTCTAACCATTATACTATAACCATTAAGACAGCATCGGGCAGCGGGCTTACTATGCCGGTTGGTGCTAATATGTTTGTTATAGTTGATGGAACTAATGTAGTTAATGGTTTCGTAGAAAAAGGTTATCAGACTACAACCACAGCTTACACCGCTGTTAATGGTGATCAAATATTTGTTGACACTGCTTCTACTGCAGTGACTATAACACTACCAGCAAGTCCTGCCGTTGGTAATGAAGTACATTTTATAGATTCAAAATTAAGTTTTAATTCTAATAATTTAATTATTAATCGTAACAGTCAACCTATTAATGGCGCTACTTCAAACTTAACGGTAAGTGAAAACGGTGAATCTTTTACATTGGTTTATGCAAATTCCACTAAAGGTTGGATTTTTAAAACTAAGAAAGATTAAGGCGTTATAAATGGCTCTCCTTGACTTTAAAATTTTACCAGGAATAGATAAACAGAACACTACTAAAGGTGCAGAAAACCGTTGGGTAGATAGTAATAATATTAGGTTTCGTTATGGTCTACCAGAAAAAGTGGGTGGGTGGTCTTCGTTACTTAGTGATAGTATTGTTGGTGTAGTTCGTTCACAACATCCTTTTTTAGATATTACTGGCAATAGATATATTGCCCTTGGTACTGATAAATTTTTACTATTATATTTTGAAGGTCAATTATTTGATATTACACCTTTTGATACTGACCTACAACAAACCAGTGCAACCATAGCCACTATAAATACTAAAACAGCTATAACAATTACTACCTCATCAGCACATGGTTTAGCCGCAGAAGATATTATTGAACTTGATGCAGTAACAATGCCAAGTGGTACTGGCCTTAATGCTAATCTTTTTGAGAACAAAGTGTTTATGGTCAATACTGTACCTAGCGCAACTACTTTTACCATTACTTCATCGGCTGCAGCACAAGCAACTATTTCAACTGGTGGTTCAGCTACGGTAAATATATATGCAAAAGTTGGACCCCAAAAACAAACTTATGGTTATGGTTGGGGTGTTGGATCTTGGGGTGGAGACTTATCTACCGCTTTAACAAATACGTTATCTTCAGGTATTAATAATAGTGTAACTACTATTCCAGTCACATCTAACTCTGGCTTTCCTACTGCAGGTACTTTAGCCATTGCTAACGAATTAATTATTTATACTGGCAAAGGTACCAATACTATGACCAGTGCAACTAGAGGCGCTTTAGGTACCACTGCTGCAGCCCACAGTTCTGGTGCTACTGTTATCAATGCTACTGATTTTAGTGGTTGGGGCACAGCACTACCAGCTAACCAAACAACTTTAGAACCAGGTTTATGGTCCTTAGATAATTTTGGTGAAGTGCTTATAGCAACAATTGCTAATGGTGCTACCTTTACCTGGAACCCTTCAGCCGCGAGCCCTTTAACTATTAGAGCGGCCACTGCTACTACTGGTTTTGCAACTAGCAACAATCCCACAGCATCGAGGATCACGCTTATTTCACCTACCACTAGGTTTTTAATACACTTAGGTACAGAAACAACTATAGGTACTACCAGTAGTCAAGATGACATGTTTATTAGATTTTCGGCACAAGAAGAAATAAATAGCTATACTCCAACTTCAACTAACACTGCCGGTACTTTAAGAATTCAAGATGGTACTAAAATTATTGGAGCTTTAAAAGCTAAAGAATCTATTTTAATTTGGACCGATAATGCACTCTATTCAATGAAATTTATTGGAGCGCCTTTTATATTTGGTATAGAACAAGTTGGTACCAACTGTGGTTTAATTGGTAAAAATGCAGCAGTAGAAGTAGATGGGGTAGCTTATTGGATGAGTTCTAAAGGTTTCTTAATGTATGATGGTACGGTTAAAACTTTACCTTGTTCAGTAGAAGATGAGGTATTTGATAATATAGACACGACTAAAGGTCAACAAATGACTGCCGGTTTAAACAATTTGTTTTCGGAAATAACTTGGTGGTATCCAACAGACAATGATTTTAATAACAAAGCCGTAACCTATAATTATGCAGAGTCGGCTCAAGTTCCAGGTGGTATTTGGTCCTTATCTAATGAGCCACGTAGTTCATGGATGGATGCTAACATTTATCAAAAACCTTATGCAACTAAATTTGACACAACCTTAACTGGTACTTTTCCAGCAGTCTTAGGTGAGACAGGATTAGGTCAAACTAAATATTTTGAACATGAAATAGGTACCGATCAAACTAATGAAGACGGTTCAGTTACTCCGGTTACTTCTTTTATAACTTCATATGACTATGATTTAAATGTTCAAAACAGTGAAGGTGGCTTGTTTGTATCAGTTAGTAGATTTATACCTG